ATCGTGTCTATCCCACCGGTTGCAGAGCCGTATTCGGCTAGCTTCCGGTTTCGGGATTGATCGTTGATATCGACGATCCGTCGAATGATAGCCCTCTTCATTACCCTGCGGACGAGAGTCTGTACAGCTTGTTGGGCGAACATAAAACTGTTCGGCTCCATACAAATTGTGCGAGACGTCTTAATGTCCTTAGGGACAAAGAGTAGTGTGGCTATTTCTTCGCTACACTCAATCGCACTGGTCCATCTGTAAGGATCCGGGAGGACCCTTTCTGGATGGAACCCCATCTCTCCACCGACTTCATATTTTGCAAAGAAGCCGGAGAAAAGAATGCGATCTAACCGCGGATTGAATAGCAAGTTATTGGTTTTCGCTATCGTTCCGCGCACCTTCTTTTCCGAAACAGCTCCTGGGCCAAATTTTGGCCACAGACCATAGGAGAATGATTCCTCCTGTAGCATACTGTTCGGGATAAGGGCCTTGATGATGTGTCTTAATTGAAAGACAAGATGATCATCAAGTGTAAGATCGGCCAGCCGTTGCTCGACCCCTTCCCAACCGCGTAACGCGACGGGATTCATTTCATCGTCATCATACTCTAGCTTCTTTCCGAACCAAAGGAAAGTGAGTATGAAAGCGAGAATTTGAGGGTCTCCAGTTCTGTACCATGTGAGATACTCTTTAAATATAGGAGTATCTTTCATCTCAGGTACCCAAGTTCCAGTTATGGAACCGGGATTCATAAGAGTAGTCGATGAGACAATCTTATGAGCCAGAGCTGAATACGAGACGATCAACTCTTTTAAAGGAGTTGAAAGAACCTTCTTGCGAAAACGCAGGAAAGTTCGACAGGGTTGCAAAACCCTACGTTTCTCGTTGAGTGGGCTGTCTGCGATTGCACGCATCCAAAGCTCGAGGTAGCGCGTTATCTGATGAAGATTGCGCCTAGCTTTAGACACGTCTAGATGGGAAACCTCAGCTACGTTAAATGAAACTTTAACGTAGCCGTCCGAGGCACGGAGCATGCCCCGGCTCACCGATCTACCCGAAGATGTCTACGCGACCGTTGAGAAGTGCTGTCAACGGTGCGAAGTCGGGAACTTCGGCGGTTATGGTACCTAAAAAGTACCCGAACGCGTTACAAAGTTCCACGGCAACATCCGCGGCCTCCACGAGGTCATCGTGATGGATGGTAATGGTCACTGCTGACGGCTTCACAGTCGGCGGCAGAGAAAGACCACTATCCCAAACCACGCGCGAGTTCGTCGCGAAGTTGAGCGAGTCGTGAACAACACCTTTGTTGTCCACAACGCT